GGTGGTGGTGATGCCAGCCCGATCTACGAAGTTCTTTGATTCATTAATTTATCTGAACCAGAATATTGCGGCGGTCTTTTTTTTGTAAAGTCGTTTTCCGGTGTTGTAGTATCGGATTATGTCGCTAGAACCTGAAGAGATTGCCGCAAATTTTGACAAGTTTCGTTCTTTGTGTGAGAAGTTGGGGGATCGATCTCCTGCCGCTTTGGCCCTGGTAGATCATCTAGGTGAAAGGTTGGCCTTGTGCCCCGCATCATCTCGAAAAGAGTATCATGCAGCATATCCTGGAGGATTGGTAGATCATTCGCTTCGGGTGCTTTCTAATGCCATGAAGCTCATCAAGACCTTTGGTTGGGAAGTTCCTAAGGATTCTCTCATCATCGGAACATTGTTTCATGATCTAGGCAAGGTAGGAGATCACGAGAACGATTATTATCTTCCGCAGGATTCTGATTGGCACCGCGAAAAGCTCGGCGAGATGTACAAATACAACCGCGAGATGCAATACATGACGGTCCCAGATCGAGGAGTTTGGTTGTGCCAACATTTCGGGTTGAAGCTCACACAAGATGAGTTCCTGGCCATCAAGCTGAATGATGGTCAGTACGATGACACCAATGTTCCATATAAGATGAAGGAGCCTCTATTGGCCGACATCGTTCATCAAGCTGACATCATTTCTACAAAACAAGAGAAGGAATGATGTCATTCTGGATATTTAATCCTTATGAACAAAGAGTTTCGTGAGTACATTCGGATGATGATCTCTGAAATCATGGAAGAGAACAGCCTTCCGACTGCATCACAACTCGTTTCACCTGACAATGGTGAAGCACCATTGGATAAGGATGAGGATTCGGAAGTAGAAGAGATGAGTACCGTCGCCGGTAGTTTAGGTAACGGTGGCGGTCTTACGGCTCCATTAGGAATGTCTGTGGGTCCCCGAAGCAAGAAAAAGAATCCAGGTTGGACCTGAAAAACAAGTATTGAACACTAAGAGTATCAGAGAATAATGTGTCTATTACCTACATGCGGTAGGCGATAGAAAGTTATTCTCTGTTTTTAACGGAAAACGGAATAGGAAATAGGAAACATTATGGCAATTGATCTAGAAGCGATTCGTAAACGTGTTGCAGAACTAAGCGGAAATGGCAAGCGGTCTTCGGTCCAGCTGTGGAAACCGACCATAGGTGAGTATAAGATTCGATGTCTACCATGGAAGAATGCTCCTGAAGGACAGCCATTTATGGAACGATGGTTTTATTACATCGGAGATAACGCCGGTATTTTGGCACCAAATCAGTTTGGAAAGCCAGATCCTATCAATGATTTGATTCGTAAGTTGTACAGTAGCGGTAAGCCAGATGATCGTGTTCTTGCTAAGAAGCTTCAACCAAAGATGAGGTGCTATGCCCCGGTTGTTGTTCGAGGACAAGAAGATAAGGGTGTGATGGTGTGGTCATTTGGTAAGATTGTTTATCAGCGCATGCTTAGTTTCTTCCTTGATGAAGAGGTTGGAGATATCTTGTCTCCCACCGAAGGCTTCGATCTTAAGGTAACTCTTAGCCAAGCACCAGGTAAGCAATTCATGGACACGATGGTTGATCCCGCACGCCGGCCTACGAAACTTCATGATGATCCAAAGCAGACAGAATCATGGTTAAACTCTATTCCAAACATCGACGACATGTATCGACTAAAGTCAACTCAAGAGATTGAAACAGTTCTTAATAACTGGCTCAATGGTGGTACATCTGATGATATATCAACAACCTCGACGACTAGAGGACCAGCACCGACGTCAGATGCTCTTGATGATCTTGTCGCAGAGGTGAAGGCAGCAACACCAGAGAAGTCAAAGAAAAAGAAGGCAGACGATGATGTGCCTGCCAAGAAGCAATCTCTTGATGATGCCTTTGCTGATCTAATGGGTGACGAGTGATCTTCTGTTGACAGCGCGCAAAAGCCGGGGATCAAATAGGTCCCCGGCTTTTGTACTATCTCCACATTTAAGAGGATAATAACAGAACATATGGCAAAGAAATCAAAGGTTGATGATCTTGAAGTTGAAGATGACAGCACAGTAGCGAACATGACAAATGACCTGATCAAGGCTCTAAACAAAGAGTTCGGTCAAAGGATTGCATATAACCTTGGTGAAGATGAAGCTCCAACTGTTGTCAAACGATGGTTGGACACGGGCTCAGTTCAATTAAACTATGCAATTCGAAATGCCACCCACGGCGGTTATCCAGAGGGTCGAATCATTGAGATCTCTGGCGCTCCATCCATCGGTAAGTCTCACCTTGCCTATCACGCCGCGGCCATGGCTCAAAAGCTTGGTGGTCTTGTTGTTTATGTCGATACCGAGAATGCAACTCCTGTTGCCAAGCTGGCGACGATGGGAATCGATGTTCGTAAGCGATTTGTGTATTGCGATTCACATTGTACAGAAGAAGTGTTTTCGATCATCGAGTCTACAATCACAAAGGCCAAGCAGATCCTTGATAAGAATGTTCCGATTCTAGTCATCTGGGATTCAGTAGCAGCGACGTCACCTAAGGCAGAACTTGACGGTGAATATGAGGATAACACAATTGGTCTTCAGGCCCGAGTCATCTCAAAGGGTATGCGTAAGATCACTGGAGTTATTGGACAGAACAATGTGACACTTCTATGCCTAAATCAGCTGCGTACTGCTATCGGAGTACTTCACGGAGATCCTGATGTTACTCCTGGAGGAAAGTCTATTCCTTATCATGCATCAATTCGATTGAAGCTAACGTCTGGAACACAAGTAAAAGACAAGGCTGGTAACGTTATTGGAATTCACGTTATTGCCACGATTAAGAAGAACAAGGTTGCTCCTCCATTCCGCAAGTGCGAATTTGACATCATCTTTGGTAAGGGAATTGTCGAAGATGAATACCTTTTCGACCAGGTTCGTTCTTATTGTAAGGACGCTGGATTCATCAAACGAAAAGGTAAGACAATCAATATTTCTGGAGAAGGTGCATGGAAAGAACTCAGTGTCGTCGATGATAAGACAGGTGAGGTCATTGTAGAGAAGAAATTCTACAAGTCTGAGTTTGGTGAACTTCTACGAGATGCCAAACATGGTCCATGGTTGATGGAAGCAATTGATTGTGCATTGACACTAGTTGCTGGACCTGCCGTAGATTCGAATGAAGCAGATGACAACGTTACTGATGATGGAGGATCAGATGACTGAACGACCAACGAATCCAATTTGGATCAAGGTAATCACAGACGATGATTCTTTGATTCCTGTGTACCAAACATCAGGTTCTGCAGGGTGTGATCTTATGTCAACCGACAACGTCGTAATTCCTTCTGGATCTCGATTGGTTGTTGGTACGGGATTGAAGATGGAAATTCCATCTGGATTTGGTGCAATGGTATGCTCGCGATCGGGTCTAGCTGCCAAGAACGGAATTCAGGTTCTAAATGCACCAGGAATTTGCGATCAAGATTTCAGAGGCGAGGTAAAGGTGATCCTGTACAACTCAGGCCGGGAAGATTTTATTGTTAAAAAAGGTGATAGGATTGCACAACTATTATTTTTCCCGATTTTTCAGGCGAGCTTCCAGAAGGCTACGACAATATCAGAGACTGACAGAGGCGAAGGTGGGTTTGGTAGCACTGGCATTTAAGGTGCGACATTGAGTCAAGAACATCCGATACTCATAATTGACGGTGCAAACCTTTTTTTGAGGTCTTGGGCCGCCTATCCTACCATGTCTAATCATGGACATCAGATGGGCGGCTGTATCGGTTTTTTAAAGACCTTATCAAGAATTCTTAGAGAGATCCAGCCAAGTAGAGTTTATGTAGCTTGGGAAGGTGGCGGGTCTCAGCGCCGAAGAAAATTGTATTCAGAATACAAGATGGGACGTAAGGCCGAGAAATTGAATCGTTTCTATGGTGAGGATATTCCTGATTCTGAAGAGAATAAGAAACATCAACTAATAACTTTGTTAGGGATGTTAAAGTTTGCTCCTGTATGCCAAGTGTACGTTTCTGACTGTGAAGGTGATGATATTGTTGCACATCTATGTTGCGGTCCTTTTCGTTCTAAAGATAAGATTATAGCTTCATCAGACAAAGACATGTATCAGCTTCTCAATGAAAGTACTAAGATCTATAGTCTTCACAAAAAAAAGATAATGACAGCTGAAGACATATTCGAAGAATTTCGTATAAAGACTCATAATTTTGCTCTAGCAAAAGCATTATGTGGAGATCCAGGTGATAATGTACCTGGAATTAAAGGACTCGGATTTAAAACTGCCGCTTTAAAATTTCCATTTCTTGGTGGAGATTCAGAGATTCTTTTACAAGAAGTCATTGATTTCTGTCATGCTCATTCAAAAGAATCGACTATTTATCGTCGCGTTTTAGAACATGAAAATGATCTTAAAAGAAATTGGCAACTTGTGCATTTGGACGGTAGCATGCTATCGGGCGATCAAGTTTCTAAGGTGCAATATGTTATCGATACATTTGTACCCCTTACCAATAGGATTGGACTTATTAAGACTCTCGTTAAAGAGGGTATTTGTGATTTTGACGTAGAATCTTTTTTTTACTCATTCAACTGTGTCGATGGAATCGGAATTTTAGGAAAATAAGAGACCAAAATGGTAGATAACGAAAATAAAACGGCCAAAGTAACTTTCGGTACGTATGGTAAATCCTTTCAAGAAAAGATTGGACAAGCTTTGTTAACGGATCCTAAGTGGGCCGAGCAGATGATGGAAGTTTTTGATTCATCATACTTTGAATTAAAGTACCTTCAATTTCTTGCAGATCGTTATTTCTCTTATTCAAAGAAGTATAAAGTCTTTCCGACTCTTCAACTTCTTGTGACCATTATTCGAGAAGATCTTAAGGTCGGCACAGATATTATTCTACGAGATCAAATCATTGATTATCTTCAAAGAATGAAGGCTAACCCAGACCCGGGAGATCTGCAGTTTGTAAAAGATAAGTCACTTGATTTCTGTCGAAAGCAAGCCCTTAAGGCAGCTCTTGAAGGCGCTGTTGATCAGATGCAAGCTGAAAAGTATGAATCTATCGTCGACTGTATCCGCAAGGCCGTGCTTGTTGGAACAGCCCCAGCCCTTGGGCACGATTTTTTTGCAGATTATGAAGCTCGTTTTACTCGTCTCCAAAGGAATTGCGTATCAACAGGTCTAGATGAAATCGATCGTAAAGAAATTCTAAACGGAGGTTTAGGCGCCGGCGAAATTGGTGTTATTGTGGCCGCGACAGGTGTCGGTAAGTCTCACTTTCTTACGATGCTTGGTGCTAATGCCTTAAAACAAGGAAAGAACGTACTTCACTATACATTCGAACTTTCAGAAACAGCGGTCGGCGTTCGTTACGATTCAAACCTATGTGACATGGAATCCAATCAGGTCATCGATCGAAAGGATGAAGTCCTTGCAAAGTACAAAGATATGCAGTTAGGTCGACTCATCATCAAAGAGTTTCCAACTAACTCGGCTTCAATCTACACCGTACGTTCTCACATCGAAAGATTGGACGTCAAAGGATTCAGACCAGATGTAATCATTATTGACTATGCAGATATTATGAGGTCAACTCGACAATATGACTCTCTTCGTCATGAATTGAAATTGATATATGAAGAGCTCCGTGGCTTCGCGACGGAGAAAAAAATACCAATCTGGACAGCTTCTCAGTCCAACAAAGAAGGCTCAAGCAGCGATGTTGTCGACCTCAGTAATATGTCTGAGGCATACGGTAAGGCAATGGTCGCGGACGTTGTCCTTTCAATCTCTCGTAAATCGCATGAGAAAGCAACTGGTTGGGGCAGACTATTCGTAGCAAAGAATCGAGCAGGTAGGGATGGTCTCGTATATCCAATTAAGATCGATACTGCTCGTAGCAAGTTTGAGATAGCTGGTCAGGCAGGAAGCTTTGATGAAGCTAAGGTCGATGATGATGCAGCCCAGAAGCAAGCGTTACGAGCAAAGTGGAAAGAATTAAAGAACGAATTTTCCAATAGTCATAAGGATAGTAGAGATAATGAGACAGTCCAATTACCCGTTGCAGGACATTGAGTTATAGTTATCTACCCGGTTATCTAATAATGTTCTTATCTGGAGTAAATACAGATGAAATTATACGCACATAAAGAATCATCCGCAGCATTCCTCAAATATTGCAACATGATAGGGCAATACACAAAAAGTGGTTAACGGATAGAGAACAAACAAGATGGGCGGTTTTTGAAAAATAACCTTATTTTGATTAGATTTAACTGATAAGCAACTTAAGTCCGGAGATTTTAACGTATGAAAACATTTACGCATGAAGAAGCTTACCAAGCTTCTTTAAAATATTTTAAAGGTGATGAATTAGCAGCTTCTGTGTTTGTTTCAAAATATGCACTCAGGACTCCAAAGGGTGAACTGTTAGAGTTGAATCCTTCAGATATGCACCGCAGACTTGCAAAGGAATTTGCGAGGATAGAGAAGAAGTATCCTAACCCAATGTCGGAAAAGGATATCTTCTGTCTCCTCGCAGACGTTGATCATCTTTCCCTTGAACAGGTTTCAACAATGACCCTGGACGAACTTGCGAAGGAATCTGGCGGATTGGGTCCTGTCGTTCCTCAAGGATCGCCGATGTCAGCGATCGGAAACGATCACAAGTTACAATCTCTCTCGAACTGTTTCGTCATCGATTCACCCCAGGATTCTTACGGCGGAATTCTTTTCGCTGATCAAGAACAAGCTCAGATCATGAAGCGTCGAGGCGGGGTAGGTTTTGATATTTCTACGATTCGTCCTAAGGGTATGAACACAGCAAATGCTGCCGGAACTACCGATGGTATCGGGGTTTTTATGGAGCGTTTTTCTAATACCTGCAGAGAAGTTGCGCAAGGTGGCAGAAGAGGAGCCTTGATGACAACCATCAGCTGCGCTCATCCTGAAATTGAAACATTCATCAATATTAAACGCGATTTAAAGAAGGTTACTGGCGCTAACATTTCTATTCGCCTTTCGGACGAATTTATGCAGGCCGTAAAGAATGATGTAGAATTTACATTACGATGGCCTGTAGAAGTTCCAGTCGAGCATGCTAAGGTTACCAAGGTAGTCCGTGCAAAACACATTTGGGATCAAATCATTGATGCAGCTTGGTCCTCGGCCGAACCA